TGGGGCATGGGTGGGGCAAAGTCCGATAATTTCTGGTTCAACAAAGCAATCTGATCGCTGTTACTGTCGGCCATCCAGGCGCCGTAGACATTGAAAACCATTTGGGCGCTTGTGTGCCCCATCTGGCTCGCAATGAAGCTGGGGTTGGCCCCGGCTGACAGTGACCAGCAGGCATAAGTGTGTCTGGACTGATATGCTTTGCGATGCCTTAAACCAGCTCGTTTCAGCGCCGCCTCCCATGAGTCACCAATTGAATCAACCTTGTAATGATAACCAACGTTACTGCTTTTTCTAACCAGCTGAGGATTGAACACAAATGTACAGTCATGAATAGCCGTTCGGCCATACTCCCGTAGTTGTACCTCAATCTGATACTGCTTTCCCAGTCTGGTCATTTCCGCCTGGTTCCTCAAAGCATCAATGGCTGGTTTGATCAGATGCACGACCCTGTCGGTGCCGGCTTCGGTTTTTGGTGGAGTGAAATCACCGAGTTTCGTATAATTTCGGCGTATGGTCATCGTTCCAGCTTTCAGATCTATGTCTTCCCATGCAAGGGAGACCAACTCACCGTGGCGTAATCCTGTGTAAACCGCAACGGACCACAGGTTTTTCGTTTGCTGATGCGGGCAGGCATCTATGAAACGAATAAATTCGTCACGAGTGAGTGGATCAGGTTCTATCCTGGCCCTTTTAAGCGGCCTGATTCCGTTAAATGGGTTTTCCCGGATATAACCATTATCAGCGGCAAACTGAAACATGCCCGCCATTGTGGTCATGTAATAGTTTGCTGTCGCCACACTCAAACCGTTCTTCACCGATCCCGCCGACAACATATCTTTCCTGACATACAACAGATCTTCCCTGTTCACGGATGAAGCAAGCTTGTTTCCACCAATCCTCAGCAGCATATTCCTTACAACCGATTCATATCGGTCCAGAGCATTAGCGCAGATCTCCAGCCGTTTCAGCTCCAGCCATTTTTCAGACAGAAATTTCACGGTGATATCTTTCTTGCAGATGCCGAAAGTTTTCAGGTTTGGCGAATTGGGGAATTGCGCCGCATAGTCAAAGGTCCCCATGCGGATAGCGAAACAAACTGAAGTTCGCAGTTCCCCGGCCACCTTCCTGTTTTTAGCGGTGTCAGGGACACCGAGATTTTCCCTGCCACGCTTACCTTTAAAAATGAACCATATGCGGAGTGATTTTCCGTGGTTCTCAACGCCCGTTGGGTATGATTCTTTACTCATTGTTCCCTCACGACGTCCAGGAGCAGTGAAAGATTACCTGTTTCATGCTAATCGATCACTACCCCTGGCTGTTTCATGGCATAAATCCAGGCATCTACCGCTTTTCTGTTGTACATAAATTCGCAATGGGGCTTTGGATCCCCGTCAGAAGAAATATGCTTGTACTCTCGCCCCAGCAGCCAGGATAATTTACGAGCACGCGTAATGGTGCCGCGCTTCAAGCCTGTAACCGCCATCAACAGGTCTTCTGAAACCCAATCATTTGTCTCTACCTGGATTATTGTCTGCATGCATCACCTCTGGTGCTTGCCACGTTCTTCAAATTTTTCCTGACAGTCAGCACAGCGCTGACAACCCGCCACCAGTTCCCGGCGCCGCTCGGGTATCTCTTCCCCGCAGTCGCGGCAGTGAGTAGCTGAGACTGCTGCATGGTTGATGCGCATGTTCAGGATGGTCATTTCAAGCCGGCGCTCTGCCAGCTCGTTGGCCTGATCGATGATTTCTGCGCTCATGCTGCACCTGCCTTTTTAATTGGCCACGGGGCGTACTCACCCTGGGGAAGTTCGTCGGTCACATCGTGAGAAGCCCATGAGCGAAACTTCTCGATGGTGACTGTGGGGTAATGCCGCCCAAACGAAACGGACGGGCTGTCATACTGGACGTGTGACCTGCTGAACCAGGTAACGGTACGGTCGTTCACCAGCGGACTGATAGTGGTGCCAGCAGGGCGCGGCCGCTTTGCCCAGTATGTGCGGCCTACCTTGATTTCGAGTAAGTCGCTCATGCTGCACACTCCTGTTTTTGCTGTGTTGCCGGGTTAAGCCAGAGGCATTCAGTACGTACTTTCGTACCTCTCCCTGCGCTGATGCGTGAGGTTTTCTCCGTTTTTACCCAGCCGGTCAGCATGTCGTTGTAGACCTCAGTGTCGTAACCGCTAATCATCACCATCCCCGCCATCGTTCTGGCCACAGCGAGTAATTGCTCATGCCCTTCAACGGTCATTTCATGCGCGTAGTAACGATTGCCTTGCACGCGAGTGTCCGGTACATATGGCGGATCGATGTAATGCAGGGTCGTTTCTGCGTCGTGGGCGCGCATTACCGCAAGAGCGTCTTTGTTCTCAATGATGACGCCCTGAAGGCGCTGACATAAAGCTGCGAGATTCTCCGGGTAACGCTCCCAAAGGTGCGCCGCAGTGGCATATTTGCGCTTGCTGTCGCTGCGAAAGCCTGAGTTACCACCGATGCCTGCTGCCGAGCCGAACCCCATGCAGGCGCGAACTACCATGCGGCGGGCGCGTTCGACAGAATCTGTCGCTGGTTCCTGAGCGTGACAGAACTCATCTCGTGAATACGGGGTCAGGAAACATGCATCCTGCAGGCGTTGGTTTGATTCAGGGTTACGCAGCACACGAAAAAGGTTAACGACCTCGCCGTCGAGGTCGTTGTAAACTTCTGAATAGCTGCGCGGCTTCTGGAGTAATACACCAGCAGCGCCGCCGAACGGCTCCACATAGCAAACGTGTTCTGGCATCTGTTCGATAATCCACGGCGCAAGGCGGAATTTTCCGCCGTGGTAGCGGATCGCCGGATGCTTAATTTTTACGTCAATATTCATGCTGTACCCTCCTTGTCTTCATCCATTTTCCAGGCCGTGGCGAGAGCGCTAGTCACCTGGTGGAAGCTATGTTTTACTGCCACCTTCCCATGGTCGCCGGCTGGCGAAACCAGTTCGATTGTGGTCAGCTCTCCGCCGCTTGCAACGTCTGGGTAAAACTGCGCAACGTCGTTGGTTTCGACGATCACAGACCCAGATGGGGTATACATTTTCAACCTCATGATTCCATCGCCTTACTCAGTTTCTCGCCGAGCGCAAAGATGTAGTCGCGTAATTCTTCCAGTGACTGAGCTTCTGACTGAAGAATCTCCCGGTGGCATAACTCCTTCACCAGGTGCTCAAACTTGCTGTAGTAGCCGAGTCGAGCCAGCGTTTCCTGACCGGCGTTCTTACCATCCTTAATGATGCGTTTCTCGTTCAGGATGAGGTCATGCGTTGACCCTGTGACGACGTATTTATCACCGAGTTCGATGTGTAGGTTTTTGCTCATGACTCCACTCCATACCGCCCATTCATGCGGCCAATGCTGCTGACGAAGGCCGTAAGGCTGATGCCCATTGGCTTAATTTTTTCGTGGTGCTTTTTGAGGATCGGAGGTACCACCTCATTCCATTTCGGTTTAGGCTTGGCCTTCAGGGCGCGGCGGATTTCATCAACGCATTGGCGCCCCTGATTGCGCATAACGTTTTCTATTTCTGGCGTCATGCTGCCTCCGTCTTCACAACGTCGATGGCGCAGCCCGGGATCAGCTCAACGGAAGCGGTGGCGCACTGGTTTCCCCAGTGGCTCCAGCCTGGCGCTGCGCTGCGGCTGAATAACTCAATCCGCGGCACGTCGCCGTAGAGCAACTCCAGGCGGTGGCGAACTTCCCACGGCTTCTCGCTGTGCGCGCCGAGTGGGCTGTAGACCACCTGCTTAATGCCGGCGTGCTTGCGCTCCAGCCCGGCGCCGCGGGTGGCGATCAGCACGTCTTCGGTATTGGCGCGGGTATGGTTGCCACCGTTCATGCGTGTCTCGGCATTCAGCAGGTCGAGGAAGTCGTAAAAATCTGCGACCTCTCCCTCTGCCAGGGCCTTGGTAATGCGCACTTCGGCAAGCTGATTCAATTTCACCCAGGTGAACCCCTTCATAGTGCGCACCGTAAATCCCCAGGCCTCGGCCAACTCGATCGCCTCCTGGTTGTGGGTGCCGGTGTACCACATCGCCAATACGGCGTTATCCGCGGCGAGCTCCCATACCGGGAGCCGCTTCATATCGAGCAAGCTCATGGTGGGGTAGTGATCGACGGCGGCGCCGTTGCTGATCGTGCTCCCGTAAGACCAGGCCGGGTCGGCATAGATAAGTGAGTAACGGTTCATAGGACTGACTCCATTTCATCGATATAGAGGCCAGATGCGATAAGCCGGCGGCGCCGGGCCGCTTTATCAATACATTTCTGGCGGTTGCCAGAGGTGGCCTGAGCTATCGAGCGCTTAGTGAACAGGCGCGTTTTACCCTGTGGGGTAATGACCTTTGGCCTTGTGATCAGGTCAAAGGTGCGATCGCATATGCCATCCTCGTTGAGCCAGGTTTCCGATGCGATCAGCTGCGCAATGCGGCCTTCTCCCTTGGTTATGCCGTTCGCTACTCGGTTAAATTCGACAAGCGTCACGCCGAACTTCTCCGCTATTTCGCTGCCAGTTACAGGGCGGCCGCGCGTCTGAATCATCCATATCACGCGCTCGCGAAGGCCGGAGAATTTCCCTGCTTTGCCGGGCCTGCGGTAAAATGGAGTGCGTTTCATTTCCACTGCTCCCCGAAGGTGAACCCGATCTCCGACAGCGATTCATCCATCTTGCTGATGAACTCCGGCACCATTTCGTTGAAGTCGGACATGTATTTGTCGTCGCGCTCAACAACCACATGGTGAATGCCTTCTCGCTTCATGCGAGGGTCATAATTCGCGAAGTACCAGGCGTCCTTCCCGGTTACCCACATGCTGAATTGCACCTGGGCCATGTAGGCGGATTTGATAGCCTCGAAGCCTCCAAGCCGGAATTTCATGAAGTCGCGAGAGGT